TAGGTGTCCGCCCATCCACCTTTGGAAATTGCATTCTCATTGAAAGCATAGTTGGCGAAGCTTTCAGCATCTGATCTTTCCACCCCCTGTTCAACCAATGCCTGAACAGATGAACCAAGGTGCCATAAAGATTCTTCACAGGTTTTTGTCAGGTCAATAGTATTATCAATAATATCGCTCATATTTGCCTTTAGATTGAGATTGAGGATGCCCCCCGAAGGGGGCTGGTTAGTTATTTACGATTAAAACGCATTTCAAATGCTATTGCGCTTTGAACATCACGGAAAAAGCGCGCGCATTGATGATCGTTATCATGACTAGGCTTCACGCACTCGCACTTGGTTGTATGGTCAATTAAAACCATATATTCTAGCGTTTTATCATGCTGACCAAGTAGCACGGCTTTTGGCTTGGCTTGTTTTAATAGAACAGAGTGCAAGGTTTCGCGCGTAATCGCGCGCGCCTGCGCATCAGCCTGCATGTTTAAAGCATTCATGCAACCCCCTTTGCAAGATCGCCTAAGACCTTCGCAATTTTAAGGCCAGTGCTTTCGTTCAGGTAACGC